GCTATTAAGAATTTAGAAAAATTGAACTTGATAAAATGCACTATTGCAGGCTTTCCTAAGAAGCGATATATAACTGTTTTAGATGCTGAATTACGCAAATATCTACAACAAGGAAAAGAAAAAATAGAACAACTAAAAGCAAATATAAGACGTAATCAGTATATTGATATCAATAAAATGGATATCAATACTATGGAAAACAATACTATGGAAAACAATACTATGGAAAACAATATATCAGTATATCGAAATCAATATAATGATGTATCTAATCAGTTTATTGATATCAATAAAATGGATATCAATAATATGGATATCAATAATATGGATAACAATACTATTGAAAACGATATGCAGTATATTGAAAACGATATGCAGTATATTGAAAACGATATGCCATTATATACAGATCAATACCGAATAATAAATAATAATAATAATATAAATAATAATAATAATATAAATAATAATAATAATATAAATAATAATAATATAAATAATAAATTAATTAATAATCCTAAAGAAGAAATTAATTCTCTTTTAGATACTTTAGATACTAAAAAGACAAATATTAATAATTCTTCTTTAGTAATTCAAAAAGACATGATAATTGATTATTACTTTGAAAAATATAATGATACTTACAATAAAACACATGATAAAATTGATAATGAGAAAATATATTCAATGATTGATAATTTCTCTCTTAGCTACAACATAGATAGTGGAACTTGGATAGAATTAATTGATCACCATTTTACTCTTAGTGACGTAGAAACAGATGGAAGTATTGATGATTTTTTGAATGATAATATAATTAAAAAATATCTTGATAGTATAAATAATGACTCTTTAGTATCTAAAGAAGAAAAAAATGATAATATTCCTTTAGTTTTAGATAGCCATTATGAAGATGAAATAACTTATTCGGGTGTAGACAATAATATCAAAGATATATTGCAGTACTTTGTTAATAAGTATTTTGATTATTATGGTTGTAAATATTCTGAAAAAGAAACATTTTATACAGATGACATTAAAAAGTATGCAAAATTAATATCTTCCTTTAGTAGTGATTTCGGTATAGAAGCAACTCTTGATTTTTGGAAAAAGAAAATAGATGTATTTTTTACACTAGACAAATATGATAAAACATTGGATACATTTTTACAATTTGATGTGATTAATCATATACTTAATTCTATATATTATGAAGAGTATGAAGAATATGAAAATAATGATTTGCCTTTTTAGTTGTTAGGTTTTTATTTTTCTTCTAGAGCCGTTTTTTAAAGCAGGTAATATAAAAACATTACCCTTGACAAGGAGGAATGAAGCATGGCAAGGCAAGTATCATTACTAAATCAAGCACTTAAACAATATTGGAAAAATACGACTAACTATCCAAAATATGCTTACTTTATGTGGAGGAATGGATTAAGCAATTCAAATAGAGATTTTTCTGAATTGACAGAACAAGATATAATTGAAAAATATTGTAAAGGCAGTATGAAAAAATATGGTAACTTGAAGCAATGGGAAAATACAGAAGAATATGCAGAGTTAATGAATTTGTTGTTGTTAGAAAGATCCAATAAAGATTTTGTGGAGATATATAATGCAGTTTCAGAAAAAGCCAAACAAGGTGACGATAAAGCGGTTAAAACATTTCTAGCACTTCAAAACGAAATTAGAAAATCAGTTAAAAATAAAAAATCAAATAAAGCAGAGCAGGAAGAAGTAGAAGAAGATGATGATTTGATACTAGAATGATATGTACGCTTTTTATTTTTAATTTAGAGCCGTTTTTTATTGGCAGGTAATATAAAACCATTACCTGCTATTTTTATGCTTTTTAAAACTAATTTTAAGCAAAAATAGGACTATATAACAAAGAAGGTGATACAGTGCCAAAACTAACGAAGGAAGAAAAATTAAGACGTATAAATGCTGACCCTGCACTTTGGCTTAAAAATTTTGTAAAAGTATATTACAATGGTGAACTTGTGCCTTTCGTGCTTACAAAGGAACAACAACATTTTGTAGAAAATATGGAAAGATTTAACATAACGCTAAAACCACGCCAAGTGGGTTTTAGCACCCTCTATCTGGGCCTAGTTTTATACTACAGTTTTCAATATCCGAACTTTAACTCACTCATAATGGCTCAAAGTGAGGATGTGTCAGCATATTTGTTTACACGCCTAAAGTTAATGTATGAAAGTATTCCAGAAAAATACAGAATTGGATTTAGAAAAAATAACGAAATGGAATTATTCCTTGAAAATAATTCTAGAATTGTAGTTAAAACAGCGTCAAAAATGAAAGCGGAAAGTGTAGGTAGAGGATATTCCTTGAACTTAATTCATTTATCGGAATTTGCATATTATGACGAAAAATTTCAAACTCAAGCATTACCAGCACTTGAAAGCACCCTTGTTAAAAACGAAACTTCAAGAATATTCATTGAATCTACAGCACATGGAATGAATTATTTTTATGAACTTTTCAAAGATGCAATGGCAGGAAATTCACGATACAAACCGTTCTTTTACAACTGGTTTTGTGATAGCGTGAAAAAACAATACCAATATGAATATCAACTTGCAAAACAATGGTATCAAAAGGGAAGTTTGATCAGACATCTGTATGATGATGAAATGGACGAAACAGAAAAGAAATTATACGAAATGGGGGCGACCAAATTGCAACTAATATGGAGAAGGTGGAGATTGCAAAATATGACACCCGAACAGTTCAAGGAAGATTTTCCTTCTACATGGCAGGAAGCATTTGTAAGTACACAGGAAAGCGTATTTGACCAAAAGCAGATAAATGATAGATTACTATTTATTCCAGAGCCAATTAAAGCAAAAGAAATAAATGACCTGCCAGATATACTTTACCCTTATTTAAACAAGAGTTTATTTATATACAAATTGCCAAAGCCAAAAGAGATGTATTTTGGCGGTGTAGATACTGCTTCAGGACTAAGCAAAGAAGGGGATTTATCAGCAGTATCTATACTGGATTCCTCAGGCGAACAGGTTGCTGTATTTTATCAATCAGGAATACCTGTATATAAATTCGCTAATATAGTAAACGAACTAGGTGATTATTATAACTATGCTTGTTTAATGATTGAACGAAATTCATATGGTTTAGACCTAATCAATAGGTTAAAACGGGAAATAGGATACCTTAACCTTAATAAAACGAAAAAGTGGGATAGAACAACAGGCAGGAAAACATTGGAAATTGGTTGGAATACCGATAATGTGTCAAAATCAAAGTTAATTCAAGATTTCAAGGAAGCTTTCGAAGAAGGAATTATCCTTATTAATGACAGAGAAACATTACAGCAAATGCAAATTTTTATGGAGAAGAATGGCAAGCTAGGAAATGTAAGAGGCAAAAATAATTTTGATGATCTTGTAATAAGTACCTCTTTGGCATTACAATCCCTAAAATCGGGTAGGTATTATGTTTAGCACATTCCCAAAATGGGAAGATGGACTTTGACGGATAGATAATAGATATAGGAGGTTTCTATGATAGTACCTAAGGAAAAAATAAAAAAAGAAGAATTAATATATCCGATTAAGTTTTATCTAAAAAGCAAGGTATTTTCAAAAGAAATAATAGTTCATGTAGATGAAAGCCAATGTATGGACTTTATGGATTGGCTTAATCGTAACAAATACGCAGAAAATATACAATCATGGGAATTTTTTGTATTTGATGATATAAAAACTAAAGAAAATGTTGTAATTATGCGGAATGAGATTCAAGCATTTAAAATGCCTAGGGTTCAAGAGATAGACGCAGATAATTACAGTATTACTCTACAAGTAGGAGGGTTTTAATTATGACATTGAAGGAATATATTCAAAAGTATTATGATGGTTCGAATACTTGGTTTCAGGAAGAAGTAACAAAACAATGGCATTTTGAAAGAGTGCAGAACATACTTGACTTGAAAGAATATCTTTCAGGAAAACACGCAATATTATACAGACCGAATGAACAATATAACGGTAAACCATATAAGACAAGGAAAATTGTACTTCAATTAGCAAAAACATTACTAAATTTCGAAACATCATTCCTGCTTAAAAATCCAGTAACATTAACATCAGAAGATAAACAAACACTGGAAACATTTAAGGAAGTATATTCTAAAGCAAGATATAATTCTATTGACTTTAAAATCTTAGATAAAATGGTTAAATATGGAGAAACATACGAATATGTTTATATTGATGAAAACGGAAATATTACAAGCAGAATTATACCAGCGGAGGACAGCTATCCAGTATTCGATGAAACAGGTAATATGATTGCTTTTATAGAATTTTACATTGTTGACGGAATATCATACTATATATTGTATACCGAAAATGAAGTAACACAATATACAGATGATTCAGGAGAATTACATATCACAGGTAGATACAAAAATATATCAGGACTTCCAATACAATATAAAACAATTAATGAATTAGATTCTTGCAAGGGAAGAAGTAGTTTAGAGGATTATATAAGCATAATAGATAGTTTAGAAGATTTAATATCAAAATATCACGATGGCTTATATAAATTTATTAGTGGCGTACCAGTTTTAAAAGGAACAGGACTAACAAGCAAAGACGATAAAGGCAGAATAGATCCTAATGCAGTTGGATTTATGTTGCAAATAGATGATACAGCAGAGTTTCAGATAGTACAAAACAAAATGGACAGTGCAAGTTTCAAAGCATTATATGAAATATTAATGACACAATTACTTAATATATCACAAACACCAGCTATTGCCATGAACGCAGTAGAGATTAGTAATCTATCGGAAACAAGTATTAGAATGATGTACTCGCTTGCAAGCGTTAAGGCAAGATTAAACGAAGATGCTTTGTTAGATGGATTTATTCAGCGATGGGACAAGATAAAGAAATTATTAGCACTAAAAGGTATACAAATAACAGGTGATATTAGTTGTACGTTTGAGTACGACATTCCATTAAATGCAACTGAGATGATTAACAATATTACAACATTAAAACAAAACGGATTAATTTCACTTGAAACAGCATTAAGTAGGACACCATATATTTACGATGTGGCAACAGAAATGCAGAAAATAAAGAGTGATACAATAGGTAGTAGTGCAGAAAATGAGTAATACTATATGTTGTATAGTAGATGTGCAACACGTGAACATATTGATGTAAATGAGAATGATTATCAATTAGATAAAAAAGGGGTTGGGTGGAACGTAAAAGGTGCAGAAATGCAAGATTATGCAAGTGAGGGATTTGTTCGCCCAGTCCCGGCATGTTATCTATTCATGTACTAAAATTAATACAATCCTTTAGTTAACTAAAGTGTTTTGATTATACAAAACAAAGCACAGACGATTTAACAAGGTTCAAATACCTATAGTTTTGCATTATATAACATTGCACGAAAGATATATTTTGCGAATAGTATAATCATTATGCCTTTGAAATGCAGTAATATCAAGGGTTTTAGCTATACAGCAGTATTCCTTACATAATATTGATTATGTAGGAAGTTGTTACCCCCTTTTTGAATTTTTTTGCAATAGCAAACCCATTTCTCACCGCTTAAAAAAATTTAAAAATATGGTATAATTACAAAAAAATACAGATGTGAGGTGTATGATTATGTTAGATAAACTAATTAATGAAGGTATTGAGTTAAAAAAACATACAATTA